ATTAGGGTAGGACAAAAAGTAATAAGTGTTGATATTAAACCTGGTACAAAACCTGGGCAGAAGATGAGATTAAAAGGCTTAGGCCAAAGAGGATTGACAGAAGAACAAAACGGTGATCTTATTTTAGAGGTTTTGGTTCAAGACGATCCTAACTTTTATTTAGATCAAAAAGGTTTGCATACAATTAAAAGAGTTAATTTATACGAAGCTTTATTAGGTAGTAAAGGTGAAGTACAGGTCTTTGATAAAACAATAAGTTATACAATACCTAAATGTGTTAGAAATGGAACTATGCTGCGGATTAAAGGTAAAGGGTTTCCTAATTACCACAACCCAAGTATATGTGGAGACTTCTTTGTTAACATACTAGTTGATCTACCTACCCAATTAACAGAAGAACAGGAAGAGCTCGTAAAAAAGATGAAAGATTTAAATGATGGAATTTGATAATGAAGAATTTATGAAAAGGCTGTTGGATCAATTAGAAAACACTAGTTGGGATCAATATATGGATCTATGTTATAATGTAATTGCAATGTTTCCTGATCAGGTTTTACATTATGACGAAAAGACAGCCAAGCATAAAATACAAAGCCTAGATAGAATTCTTTTACATTTTGAAGAAAAGGAAGACTTTGAAAAATGCGCTAAGATTAAAGAAATACAGGATCACCTAAAAAAATGTTAATAACTTTTTGAAAAAAGTCATAGAAAAATTTTCAATTCCCAATTATTTGTATTATATTTATAATATACAAATTTAAACGGAATATGACTGAATACACAAATCTTAATTACTTGCAATCCTTCTTAGATGAAATGCGTTCATCTTCTTCAGGAAATCATAAAATTGCAACTCTTAAAAAATATGCTGACAACTCTGAGGAGAATGGGGATAGAGAATTCCTTCAAAAGGTTTTCTTCTACACTTACAATCCCTACTATAAGTACAATGTTACTCCGAAGAACTGCAGAAAGAACTCAGATCTTGTAGGTCATCCTAATACTTACGGTAGCATCTTCACTCTGTTAGACGATCTTAGAAACCGGGTTTGTACCGGTCACTCCGCTATTGCCAATGTAAACCGCTTTATCCAGGAATGGCCACAATGGGAGACCATCATTTATTCAATTCTTAACCGGGATCTGAATATGGGATGTGGAACTACCTCTATCAATAAAGCAATCCACCCAGAACTAATTCCTACTTTTAAGGTGGCTTTGGCAAATGCCTATAATCCTAAGAGAGTGGATTTTCAGAGTGGTGAATGGTACGGTTCTAGAAAATTGGATGGTGTCCGTTGTATCTGCCGCAAGGAAATGAACACGGTTACATTCTTTTCAAGGAACGGTAAAGAATTTGAAACTCTAGGTAACCTTGAAAATGAAATTGTAAAGATCCCAGGAGACTTTATCCTAGATGGAGAAATCTGTATGGTTGATAAAGATGGTAATGAAGACTTCCAAGGAATTATGAAAGAGATCCGAAAGAAGAATCATCAAATTGAAAATCCTAAGTTCTTTATATTTGATTACTTAACCTTAGAAGAATTCGATGATAAGACTGGAATTACACCGCTTACTGAACGCCTTCGTAACGGTTATGATATTCTTCCAGAAAATATCAATTCAGATATGTTGGAATTCTTACCACAGGTTCAACTCACTACGGAGGAACAATTTACCGAAATGGTTAAAGAAGCTGAACAAGCCGGGTTTGAAGGTATCATGGTTCGTAAGGATATCGGATATGAAGGTAAGAGAAGCCACAACCTTTTGAAGGTTAAGAAATTCCATGATGCCGAATACACGGTATTGGGGTGTGCTAACGGTACCATGAGATGGACTGAAAACGGTCAACAGATTGAAAAGGAAGGACTAAGTAATATCCTTATTGAACATAAAGGTTACCGGGTATCGGTAGGATCCGGGTTCTCAAAAGAACAACGAGAATACTACCTTACTCGCCATGAAGAACTGATTGGCAAAACAGTAACCGTTCAATACTTTGAGGAATCTCAAAATCAGATGGGTGGTTATTCACTCCGCTTCCCGGTAGTGAAACACATATATGAGAATGGGAGAGACTGTTAACCGGTCTATTCCATATCTCACTTCTGGTGGGAGATCTCCTTCGCACTAATAAATATATTGTATGAAACTATATGAAGGATATATGAACAACAAACACATCACTATATTTGATGTTGATGATACTCTTGTAGTAACCAAGAGCAAGATTAAAGTTCATAATCCTAAAACAGGGTTTTCTACCGAGCTCACACCACAGGAGTTTAATACATTCCAACAAAGACCTAATGATAGAATGGATTTTTCTGACTTTCAGAATCCTGACATTCTAAAAGGCGGTATGATTATAGAATGGGTATTTGATATCTTAAAAAGAACATTAGCAAAAGGTACCCCAGTAGGAATCATTACCGCAAGAGACAGTGCTGACCTCATCCATGATTTCTTATCTCATCATGGAATTAACATTAACCCAGATTACATATTTGCCATTAATGACCCTAAGCTAGGTTTTACCGGATCCACTGCACAAAAGAAAAAAGAAGCCTTTATGAAATTTGTTCAGATGGGCTTTAGGAATTTTACATTCTTTGATGACGATAAGGAAAATGTCAATATTGCAAAAAAGTTGGCAAGAGAGAACAAGAATATTAAAATGAATGCCACTTTAATCAAACAGAAATGGATACCAAAATTCAGCGACTTCAAATAAAGATAGATACATTTACTGATATCTTAAAAAGCATTAAAGAGTTATCTAATTCGTCTACTACCAAAGTAGGCTGTATGGCACTAAGAAAAGATTTTAGTAAAATTGCCAGTTTTGGTTATAACGGTTCTTATAGCGGAGCCGGGACTAATGATGTAACAGGTACTGAGGAAGATTCTCTCACCCCTGGGGAAAGCGGGTTTATTCATGCTGAGGTAAATATGATTGCCAAGTTTAAAGAATATGATCCACAGAACTACATTATTATGTTAACACTCTCACCATGTAAAATGTGTACTAAGATTCTGGTTAATGCAGGATTTAAGCATGTCTATTGGATGCAAGACTACAGAGACATGGATCATCTTAAGATATTTGAAGACTGTGGTGTAACACACGGAAAAATTTCTAACCTAGTAAATGACTACCATTCTATAAAGGACTGAATATATACAAAAAATAGTATGTCCTCTTGGTTGTTGAAGCATTAACTTTTAAATTAGCTCTTGATTTTTTTACTTACTTAAAAAAGTATAAGATTGAGGTAGATAAGATCCGTATTGGTTTTTATGACCAGGCATCTGAAAAAACTGAATACATTGATTTTTCTAGTGTTTCTCAGATGGCAACATACTATCAGAATAATTACATTCCTTTTGACGATTGCTTTATTGGTGATTTAGTTTCTATAGAATTATTTTTAGGACAAAGTAATCTGTATGACTTTGTAACAGAATATAGAGCAGAAGATTTAACAGGAAATTTTAAATTAACACCAGGCTCATCCTTTGACATCCAAAGAAATTCTCAACGCAAACCATTAGTAAGTAGACAGACCGAGTTTATTCGCAGGGCAGTAAAAGATTATTTAAAGTATTGGTCAGAGATCTATAGAATATATACAACAGGTATTTATTCACCATGCTACGCTGTTCCTGGATGGTCCGAAGGTACTTGGTATTTAAACCAGCTAAGAGAGGTGTTTACATCAAGAAATGATATAGATGAATTCCCTTATGATGATGCTAATATTATTAATGAACCTCCTAAATAAATAAAAAAAGACTAGACTAAATGGGATTCAATCTTAAAGAATATATCATTTACAGAGATGAGGTTAAGCGTGAACTGTTTAATAGCGAAGTAGATGAAAATTTCAAAGCAGTAGCAAATCCGTGGGTAGACAATAGAACCTATGAACAAGGACACGTTGTTTATCACCCGGTAGAAGTTATTGATGTAACTGGAGGTACAAGCGTTGAATCGGAAGCATTGGCGTGGTGGAGAGCAAACAAAAGAACTACACAAGGATTATTTGAAACTTCTGAATGGGATTTGATTGGAGGTATTGGTACAGGTGATTTAACAGTTAATTCATCAAATGGTTTCGGTAAGATATTAGTCAATTATACCGGGGCTACACCGTCATTACAAGCCGGTAACGATTTTCTCCTAAGCTCAAATATACCAAATGATACTTTTAGATTAATTGCTGGTGCTGGAATGAGTCTTCAGTATGATGACACTGTAAATGCAATAAAGATAATAAGCACAGGTGCCAGTGGAGAAATTAATCAAGGAACTAATATAGGTGTTGGTGGTCAAAACATTTTTGGCGGTATGTCAGGCACCACCTTAACTTTTAGAGGAATTACTACATCCAATAATTTCAGTTCTTCATTGACCGTTACAACAGATAATGTTAACAATAATGTTAATATTAACTTTGATGAAGGTGAAATTAATTTATCTAACTTAAACGGAGGTTCTCCTACGATAAGTATGTTATCCAATGTAAATGCCCCTTCACCTAATCCTGCTGATTTTTTACAATGGAATGGTTCCAATTGGGTTAGTGTTTCAGCTGCTGCCGCTGGTTTAACTGGTAATATTGGAGCAACTGGGCCACAAGGTCCACAAGGGTTTATTGGTGCAACTGGTTCTGGTGCAACTGGTCAACAAGGCCCACAAGGGCCGCAGGGT